AGTCGATGGTTTTGCTTCAACCAGTTTAGAGGCATACTTTTTCTTGTATTCCTTTACTTTTTCTTTGTTCTCAATAGCGTACTGTTTCACTCTTGCTTTGATCTCGTCTTTATTGTCTTGGTAGTATTCTTTAATGCTTCTGGATGGAATGGTTTTATTAACACATTCCATTGACTCGATCCAATAACGCTCACGTTTATGAAGTTCATCTTTACTGTCACATGCAAAAGTCTCAACAAGTATGATATCTGGGTCTTCATTTTCAAAGCATTCAAAAGAAGTGAAGTAATGCTTTTTTCCATCTTTCCAAGCATCATATTTTTGCTTGTGTTGAAACTTCCGCTTATGGAGTGGTTGGCATGTTGACCCAATGTATGTTTTACCACTGCCAACCAATCGATATATTTTTCCTTGTTGATAATCGACCACCATTATTATGATGATTAATTATACGCAGTGTCTTTTTAAGTCGCTTTTTGTCTCAACTTATTTCTTTAGTCTTCCATTAAGTTTACCTCCAGCACTGTATCCAGAACCTAAAACACGGTTCGCACCCTTGAAGATAGCAGAGGCGGCACGAGCTTCTGGGACTACTGTTCCGATGGCATCAGCAACGGCTGCCGCTGGTCTCATAACGCTACCAAAGCCCTGTTTAAAGCCCTTGCCAAAGTCTTTTAAGAACGATTTAGAGTTACTCCACCATCCACCACCGTAGAGACGCTCTAATGACGCCGAAGATGGGTCTAATTGTGATGTCTTAATCACATCTTCCTTGGTCAATAATCCAACGTATGTGGAAGATGATCCCAATTCATTAACTAAGAGACCGCTGTTTAATGTGATTAATACTAATTCATAAGTTACGTTAGTCAAATCAGCACCTGTACGATTCTCAACTGTCGCCTCAAAGTTGCAGTTGAATGAACCAAGAGATGATGGTGCATAAAAATCATCAGTCAAGTTGACATCAGTACCTAGCTCAAGCACAACAGGCGCGCCACATAGAGCAACCTTCGCTTGGGTATTCGCTGCCGTTCGTTTAGGGATTCGACCATAATACTGAGACCAATCAACGTTCAATCCGTTCTTTTTGGACATGGAGTACAACTGATGTTCAGTCACAGATGAAAGAATACCCGACTGATTACCAAATGAGATGTTCAATTTACTGATCGGTAAGTATTGATCCATTGAGGCAGCCGTCATATTACCAACGATTGGTCGGCACATGAACAACATCTTATCAGGGATACATGGTAATTGAACTGTATTGGACTTGACCACAGCATTAGCACCATTAGCGGCAGAGAATGACACATTTGTCTGATACTTGTTAACTTCAGTGTATCCGCAAATGTTTCGTGATGGCATCTTGAGAGATGGGTGAGGAGTTAATAACTGATAATCCAAGTAACTATTTGTGATTGATGCCGTCACTGTGCGGTTGGTCATGTTAGCCAATCGAAGCATACGAGAAGCATCACCAAAGTTGAAGATAAATCTGAGGTTTGAAACACCATACATGCCACCACCATCAGAAAGAGGAACAGCATTAACTAAGAATGGACTCATGATCAATGGTTCAACTGTTGTGAAGGAAATAGCTGTTGTTGCTGTTCCGTTATCAGCAGGACTCGCTGTATCTGTGACCACCACATCAAACATACCATTTGGATAATGGTGATATCCAGCTGATCCTCGATAATCACGGTAGCTACCGTCAGATGCGGCTAAATCCTCTGTTAATGATGCATATTTATCACCCTTGGTTGGGCAAAGAGTAGCATATTTATTAACAGTATCGGCATCCATTAATTTAAGAATAGGATCTAACACATCACGTGTGGCGAATGAAGTCGATGCCGAGTTAATGGTTGCCTGTTGGTTCTGACACCATTTGTGAGCTGGATAACTTGCAATAACGCAATCATTACCATAATCACAAGCATATCCGCCATTGGCAACACCAGATTTGGAAACAGTTATAACAATATCTGATCGCCACAATACACGACGATCAACAATTGTTGACAAATTGAAGGTAGAACTAAAGTTCACACCACTTGAAGAGGCTGATGCCGCCTTTTCACTATACATCGTCACGTTCTGTGCTCCTTTTAACACGCCAAAGGGAACACTATCGGCGACCACTAAACGCCCATCCAGCACGTTCTGAGGGACGAACATAGGTTTAGATCGATTAACATTATCTGCTGCGAATTCTTCCATGTATTAAGTTATAGTATTTATTCAGAAATTTATTTATTTTTTCAATAACGATTTGTGATAAAAACATAATTTAATATTTGCATTGCAGTTTGATGGTAGTTTTAATGGATGAAAATTAGAATAGATATCTTTATAGTAAATTTCAATTGAAATACTATTGATTTGGCTGTGTCCCTGTAGATCGATCAATCGTGGATAGTTCGGCACCATATTTATACTAGGTTTATACTCAAGACCCGTGTTTAGACTGACCTCAAAATCAGTCAATAATGGAACAGTCATGTTATCGCCCTGTTTTACAATACTTGCTCTCGTTCCAAATACTGTTGGACTGCATAAGTTCGTTCCAACAAATGGTAATGTAGATGAACATATACATATACTTTGAATACATGACCATTGAGATGTGCATGGATATTCTTGATATGTTTGTAGATAGTTGGTTGTGCCTAATTCAACAATATTTAGCTCTTTGAATGATTCTTGTATCACTTTATAGCATTTTCCATTGCTGATGGTATTACCATAATAGAAGGTTGGGAATGATGAAAGCAAATTATACATAGGAACATTAAAGAAAAGCTCGATTGGATCAGTTAATGAGGCTTCAAATGCCAATATATCAGCATTCAAGATGATGTCTTGTGTAGATGGATCATAACTAAACCATGGTTCTTTATCGGTAGCTAATTCATCAGAACCAGCAACAACCAATGAATTCAATTCATCAAAGCATGTTTTTAATGCTTTATTCAAAAGTGATACGAAATATCCATAAGAATTTAACATATAGTAATCATTCGTCATATCTTGAAAATCACCTACTGGTGATGATGGAGCTGAAATATTTTGATTTTGTGGAATAAAATTTACATATTGTTGATATTCATATGTTTTGTATTTCATTGTAAATGAATAAATAGTCTTATTAACATCATTTTGGTTCGGCTGGATAATCGGTATCATTGCAGGTAACGCCACTGTATCAATATGAAAACGCTCAACTGACACACACCACTGGGATGGATCATGTAGAAATGCCTGAGATCGTGTTTCAGTAAATTTTAATTGTGGTGCTTCACCCTCGCCATAGTCATTATTCAATACGGATATATCGACATATATGTGATCAGGTGTGTCGACGCGACTCATGTCGTAATTCACAACTCTGTTGATGTATCTTGACATAGTGATTATATCAATATGACAAGATATTTTTTGAGATAAATAGTTTGACCAATAGTGATTTCTTTTAACATTGCTGATAATTGCTGTGGTCTAGTCAAATCGAAAAATTTTTCAACAAATTTGGTACTCTTCGGGTTTGCTCTATTAACCGTTGCGTGTAAGGTCCCAGCTATAAGGTTTTTCTATTTTGTTTACTAAGGTCCCAGCTATATGGTATTTCTATTTTGTTTACTCTAGAAACGCGGACTTTCTCAAGTATTTCATCTAACTTCTGTTTACTTTTTTGTTGTCTGGATTTAATGTTCGAATCAATGACATCATCTCTCGTCAATTCATCCTTATAGCCCATCAAATCCCGTTTATTAGCTCTCGATTGTGCTGTTTGTTGTAATCTGACAGGTTTTGGTGCTGGTTTCGGTTTAGGTTTTGGAATGGCATCATGTCTATTCATAATATCTTTTTCGAATTCTTTAGCTTCCTCCATCACTTCTCTATGTTTTGCTAATTTTTCTTGATTTTGCTTCTTAGTTAATTGACCTTTTGGCATCTGTTTTAGCTCTTTAATCTCTTCGGCTGTTGCTTCTGCTTTTTTCTGTTTTTCGTACTTGTCGAATAATGCGATTGTTGCTTTGTATTCAGTCAATAGCGTTTTTAACCGATTGTTGATCTGCTCGATTTTCTTCGGTGCGGTAATTTCCTTCTTTTTCTTGAGAATAT